GTTTATTGTGCAAGACAATCAGTAATTGATGTATTAGAAAGAGGAATGGAAACACAAGACGATATAGAATATAATACTTTTGATGTTCCTGCTTGTCCTCGTTGCGTAGCAGAAAGTGAGGTGGAGTGATGAAAAACTATAAATTACTTGAACTTTTGTTGGAGCATAGAGAGTTGGGAATGAAGGTTGAATCATTTGTTCCAGCTGTCAAGGCGATTTACTTACAAGAGCCTATCGATACTAAAAAAGCAGACGATGAAAGGCAAGAAATAAAATCCACCATGCAAGACATGAAAGAAATAGAATCCACCATAATGAGTGAACTTGGATTAGAGTTGGATTCTTATGGAAACGTGTATAAAGAAAGCGAGGTAGCAAATGAAAAGTAAGCTCATGAGAGCATTCATTTCTAAAGGTACGGAACACGTTATTAAAATACGTGCCGTGCAGTTAGGAGTCTCTAAAGAAAAGCTGGTAGGCCACATTCTAAAAGAATGGGCGGGGCGGTCAACAATGGAAAGTCAGAATTACCTGACTGCTCAGGAAGACCTTAGCCAGTACATGAACATTTAGGTTTTGTGTCTCCTTGTCGTATTGATGTGTACGACAAAACAAGAAAGCCCCCTTTGGTTAATAGCCATTGGGGGCTTTTTTTTGTGGTTTGCCAACCAAGGCCGTACACTGTTTAAACAGTATCAACCAATCTGATAAAGTTATTTACCCAACCAACCCATCCACCTGCTCCATGAAGTTGGGATGCAAGACATCATCAGGTTCCTCATTCAAACATTCATCACATAAACGCTCGTCAGTGTCTCCATCACTCTCGTCATACAAACGATCACACTCTATGCACGTAAATTCTTCCATTACTTTTTCCTTTCCTTTAATATTCTATAGGCTCTTGCCATAGACCTGAGGGCTACCTTAATCTCTTGCGGGCTACAATAGATATAACCCCCCTTACGAGTCTCGTGATCTCGAACAGCAGACTCCATACAATCCATACTAATCTTAACTCCCACCCCCTTAGGATAATCCCGCTGGGATAGGGCAATGCGAGAGATAGCATCCTGCCAATTTTTCTGATCCGAGTAGTCAATGAACAGCAAATGATCATTGTCGATTTCACGATACTCCGCCTTCCTGAAAAGTTTTCTTCTGCCGTGGTCTTTTTTTCGGAATGATTTTGATCTGTATAGTAGACTTGCACCTCTCGTCTCCTCCTCTCCTTCTTTCACCTTTGTCTATTTCCATTCATCCTTCAGGACGGTGTTCAGGATTGCCCCATAATTGGTTATATCCATAGCCGTGTCCTCCAAGGATTCGTTTTTCCCATCCTTACCACTATCCAGTATGTTAAGTAACCTCTGAACCTTGTCGTTCAATCGGATAGCAAGACCCATGAGAGCGAGTCTCTTATTACCATTCATCCCTATATTGCCCAGCCCATAGTCTGACTGTTTCATTGCAAACAGCCGATAGCACAAGTTCATATGATCCTTAATGCTGGTCATTAGGATCGGGTGCTTTTCTAACATTTCCTCAACAATGTCATTTTCGTGTGGTTTCAAACCAGCTACATTCTTTTCCATGGTCTTTCCTTTTCTTACCAAATTTGGGGAAGTCGGGATAGATATCTCCATAGACCCTATCCCATACATTCCCGCATTTATCACACCATACGAGATGCTTGTCACCCAAGTTCTTGTCGTAATTAATTGACAGTTCACCTTGGGGTTTGCACTCCTGTACGCTCCCACCTTGGAGATCGATCACCCATTGGATTGATCTGCTTTTATTCCACCGCTTTGTTTTGGTCTTCCTCGACCGTCTATCTTTCCCTGCTTCATTGCCCATATTTGAATCTCCACCGCCTCCAGTCGATTATGTAGTAGCGTTGTGTCCAGCCCCTCAAGAGCCTTCTTAACAATTAGCCTGTTATATATTGACTTGATGTAATATAAATCCAGCTCACAAGCCTTCTGTGTTTTATCGACTATCAGCTCTTTCGTCTGCGTTTGTTGTTCCATTATTATCTTCCTTTTTTTGTTTTTCTGTGTATGCGGATGCTATTAACAGCTCCCTCGTCATTCGATTTGCGATTGCAAAATGTTCCTCACGGACAATACCGGGATATTTACGCCCATGCTTTTCAAAAATCTGTAGTGCAAGTAGAATTACCTCAAGGTCTTCATTTTTTAATAGATAGCTTTGCATTTTTTACCTCCAAGTCTTGCTGTAAAATCTTAATCCGATCACGTTCTTTTAACTCGAACTCTTTGTTAATTTTTCTCACCCTCTTGCTCGAATATTGATCCTTGACAAATAAGATTTCATATAGGGAAAAATGCTGATTAAGTAGCCACAAAGCACGAAAAGGATGCTGATCAACCCAATCATGGTGATACATACAAAGAGCAAGGCAGTTATACTCACACCAGCGAGTAGGAATATGCCCACGACCGTAACCAATATGACAGCAATGCAACTTTCGAGATTGCTTACTATCATTCTTATCAAATTCTTTATCACACTTAGGGTGCTGACACTTCCAGCCAGCCCGATCTCGGATATACAATGAGAACAATCTGTCTGTCCATGTCCTCTTAATTTTCCTTTTTCCACCACCATAATAACTACTCACCTATTTCTCTCAGGATATCATTGAACTCGATCTGCTTAAGGCTAACGAGCATAGGGTAGGATAAGCCTTCCTTGTTATCTTGGAACTGCACCTTCCCACCATTACTGAAGTACCTCTGAACATTCTCGGGCAAATCCTGACCAGCCTTACAGTTGCAAGCCATCATAGTCGTTTCATACTTAACAATTTTTTTCACTTTCTTTGGGGACAATAGATACGGCACATATCCAACACCCTGACAGTAATAGCAATCCTCGTACTCCTTGAGACTGCCAACTGATGTTTCCCATATACCTAAACCTGAGATGATCCCCCTCACCTGTTTAATAGTAGGGAACCTATCCTCATTATCCCTGACGTGCCTGAAAACCTTTAGACTATTCTCACTGCCGATATTATCGAAGACCTTCAGGTACTCACTGAACTGAGCCTCGAGTGGCCTCTTCCCATGCACCGCAAACATTCTTTCAAGTATTTCTGTCGTGTTCATGTCGTTTTTCCTTTCTTAGCTTAATCCGATATTTTCTCCGACTCTTAACTGTAGTTTTGTCAATCGTCAGGTGGGTATAAATATCCTCCATAGGCATTACTTCTCTGTTTAAAAAATCAACGAACTCGGATAGCCTCATCTGTACTCAAACGCTCCTCTCTTTTTAGACTCCTCAGGGACGGCCTTCCATCTCTCCTCCTTGAGCCAGTTGTAGCTGGTCTTTATAAATTTAGGTTCAACCCGCTCGACGAAAAGCTCCATACTTTCCTGTATCTTCCCAACGCTTTCCTTATGCACCGCCAGTTTCCATTCCTTTTTAGTGCGTGATTTGTTAATCCTTCTAAGGGGTGGAATAGTTTTCCAAAATAATTCAAATAAACCTTCCTCATCCTTAAACACCTTCTCCTTCTTAGTCTTTTTAGTGGATGAATCGATTTCATAAACACTATCATCTTTATTATAGTTTTTATTATAATCTTTACTATCCTTTATTATATCTTCCCCAATATCGTTAAGTAGGTTCTCGTCTGAAAGCTGGTTAACGATTTCAGGGATACCCTCCCCCCGATTTCGGGGATACCCTACCCCTGATTCCGGTAAGTGGTAAGTAGGTCGTATTTCACGTCTCACAACCTGAGCCTTTTCATTCCGCTGTAGGTAAGTGGTCACTTTCCCCATGTGCTTTAGGTTATTAATGTGAACGCTAACATTCTTTGCGGAGATGCCAAGTATTTTCCCGAAGTATTCATTGCTGGCAAAACAGGGTTCTGTGTCTGTGCTTAGATTATTGATCATAGCCAGTACAAGTTTCTGATGTAGTGTAAGCTCACTATCATTCAGCGTCTCTGCTGGAATCCAAATCCCCTCGTAACTTTTATTCTTCATAATGTATAAATGATTCTCCCCAATTATCTTTCCGACCCACTGAAATAATAGTGTCTGTAATTGCCTGCCATATTTGAGCAAGCTCAAACTTTTCCTCCTCCACGAAACGCTCAACATAACTATTGCTTATCATAGCATATAACATGAGAGCCGATCCATTATTCTCGACTTCCTCAGGGAATTCCCCTTTAAATAGAAAATGAATAAACGCCCGACGGCCTTTATCGGTGATCTGAAACTCATCCAACCCAATATTATCCCAGCTCATGGGAGCTCGTCTTCCCTGTATGTAGGAGGCATAGACGTGCTTAAGCAATCGTTAGGAACGAAATATGCGGGCTTACCGAAACCCCCGAAGTCCTTAAGCCACTCCTCTTTCTTCGCTTTCTCAGAAAAGATACATCCCTTATATACATACTTAGGGAGTTCTCCACCCATAGATACAATCCAAATGTTTTTATCGGTTGGGCGAACCTTCGTGTCATTCCTATTTGAGAACCGTATTTCAACACCCCTCATATCCTCTTCATGGAATCTATTAACGTGTTGAGCCCAATATCTATCAACCATCTTTGCGAAGGCAAGTTCGGCTATCGCCCCTTGCTGATGGTGTAGCAATCCCTGATCCTCATATGCCCTCGGGAATCTTGTTTTTCTACCCCGAAATAAACTTTCTAAATATCTTAATGTCCCCACATTTGAACCATTCAGGCACTCGGAGAAGTCAAGACTGATTTCTTTCATATCGAAGTCTCCATACACGCACTACAGGAAAAAGTAACATCCTTAATAGGTGTATTTGAGTTATCGACGACCAGCCCAAGACTTTTATTACAGGTATGACAAAAGACCTCAACCCGAGGGAACTCGTCCAGCGTATCCTCTTGTACATTGTCGTTGTTTGTATTTTTATCCATAATTAATCTCCGTATTTGTATAGTTATCCCAATCATACGAGTGACCTTTTCCACGGTAATTAGTACAGTTCTCCATCATGTGGTCTCGGTCAACTCGTGTAATTGGTTTTCAGTCATAGTTAGAAGGGCAATCCATCGTCTTCAACAGGGGCTCCGCCCCCACCCTGACTTATCTTAGGGCTTGCCTTCATGCTCATATAAGCTTTTCCAGCTTTGGATTTGGTTTTCCAACCTGCAATGTTAAACTCTTGTCCCGCACGAACATCTTCGTGTGCTGTGAGAACCCCAGTCATATCGGGGGCTTTATCATTGCCTTTTTTATCATTTGGGAACAGTGCTCCTGATCCCGGTTTACGGTCAGCCATTATTTGGCTCCTTTCGTTTTCGTTAACTTGAAAGTTTCGCGAGGCTCGAATCTCTTGGGGAATTTCCAAGCCCCGCCTTTTCCATGGATGCTAAGGCCGAGCTTTAGTATTCTCCGCCAATCATCGCTCAACGCCCAGCTCACATCCACGAGCTTGTATGTGGGTTTAAGTCTATATGCACCTTTGAGGTACAGCGTGTAAAGTTTGGTTACCTTATTCTTTGGGAATAAATAATTGTGTAGCATCCCATAAGCGACCAACTGATAGTCGTGTGTGCTTACCTCAGCCCCAGTTTTTATATCAAGCAAGGAATGTTCACCATTGACAGTCCCGATCCAATCACCAGTACCAGCATAAGGGACACCGCTTGCAAACATTTGCACTTCTGTTCCAAGGGTCTCACAGTCGTGATCATCCCAAAACTTGCAAAGTGACTCTAAGTACAGGTTGGTTGTGTTGATGATTGACGCAACACCGCCCCCCTCTCTAATATCCCTATCGCTGAGGTGATGTTGAATTACCTTTGATATATCGGCAGGGGAAACCTCCCTGCCATTAAATAGGTCTTCAGAGAGGAGGTGAACGGCAGTGCCAAGATGAGCCTTATAGTCACGGATCGTATCCGCATATCGCCCATTGGTTTTTAACCATCTATCGAAATGATTCCCCTTAGCTATAACAAGACCAAGGATGGTCGTTACTGAAAGAGCCAAGTAAGGATTATCAGACTCTTCATTTGGGTCATAATACGCTCTGCCAAGGGGAGTAGTTTTTCTAACTGCTATACAGTTGTATAAATCTAAATAGTTGCTCATACTTCGCTTCTCCTTAAGAATAAGAGTAGCTCTTTTTCAGGCACTAAGTATGTCCCATTGGGCATCCTATATGCCTTGATATACTTCATGGCGATATAATTTCTGACGGTTTTGGGGGTCATTCGTAGCCGTTTGGCTACTTCAGTTGCTGTTAAGAATACTTCTTGAGAAAGTCCACTCGTTTGTAATAACTTCAAATTGTTGAATACCTTTGATATGCTTATTGAAGTTTAGGCATACTTGCAATTAAATAGCAAGCGATAGCTTGCAAAGAAAGGATATAATCATGGAAAACATAGGCAACGCCATGAAAA